GTGAACGCTTAGGATCTGGACCCTGGAATTCAACCTTACCGTTGAAGAAGTTGTAGATCTCACCACGGAACAAATCAAGAGTAAAGTTATTCTTGTTGTATACACGCTTGAATGAGTTATCCAACTGCTTCCAAAGACCCACAGACAAACGGATATCATCCGGTCCATCCTGCTTAACACGTCCTCCTTGTCCCCACATCAAGTAAGTCTCAATGTCAGAAGCAACTTTAGAAAGGTGTGCAGCTTCCATTGTAGTAAGGAATGTACGTGAAAGATCACCATTATCAAATGCTTTCTTTACTTTATCCTTACCCATTACCTTAACCATATCTTCTAGAGATGCAATTGAAGGATCAATATTCTTGTCAAATGTTCTCCAGATCTCAGTTACAGGAACTGTACCATCTGCATTCATACCACCCTTAATCATCAAATCTGCACGAGAAGAGATAGAGTAATGTACGTGTGCTTCTGCTCCTCCTACAAAGTTGTAGAACTCACGGAATCCTGCATTAGTGATGATGTCAGAGAATCTTTCACCATACTCACCTCTAGCTGAACCTTTACGGAATACCTTAGTACCATTTGCAAGATATCTGTTGTCAAGGAACTTGTAGTTGTCATTGTTTACAAGCTGTACAGTATAGATAAATCCGTCTCCTACAGGAAGAATATCATCCTGAGTAACATACATTTCCACACCATTGTACTTGTCATAAGTAAAGATATCACCATGACCAAATTCACGTCTGTTTAGCTTTACTTTAAAAGTAGTACCATCAAGACCTTTGAACTCATTCTGTGGTTCAATATCTTCAATAATGTAAGGAAGGTCAATTGACACAGGTGTCTGCCAACGGTATTCACCACGTGCATTATCAACCATAATTACATTCTTTCCTCCAAAAGAGGACATTTGATAAAGAGGCATTTCAACCTTCTGAGCCATAGCCCATAGGTCTACCGGACCAAGGTCCATTGGTTCTGCATCTTTCAACATGTTTGTAAGGTGGTAAGAATCCACATGTGATGAAGCTGCATAGGCAGTATCACGCATGAATATACCATTGTTTAAAACTGGAGTTGCCATTTGTATTTATTTGTTTATTTGTTACTTAATTAAAATCTTCTAAAGATATTATTTTGTTGTCTTGGTATTGCTCTTTGTGTTGCTCTCTTCGGAGCAGGTTCTGGTTCAGAAACTGAAGAAGTAATTTTTCTAGACTCTTCTGTTTTTAATTGTCTAACTGTTTTACTCACTGCTTCTTTACTCCCTACCTCTCTAATCTTTCCTTTGTACCCATCAGGATCAGCAAGTAACCAAAGAGCTTCAGCAATTAGGTCGTGTCTTGGTTCTACAAACTGATACTTTTCAAGTAAATGACCAAGTAAGTTAGTAGGTTTACCAGATATAGAAGGATAATTAGGTTGTACTAGTCCAGAATATAACATACTCTGAAGTTTCTTATCTAACCTTACTCCTCCTAATTCTCCTGCTGAAAGTGTATCATATACATTATCAGTGTATGCTTTTGCAGCAGCAGATTGTTGTTGCTTTTTATGCTCTTGCTCAGCAAGTTGTCTAGCAACAATTTCTTCTTGCATTCTGTCCAACTTAGGTTTAAACTGATTAGCCTTTTGTTCTAATTTGCCTAAGTCCATCCAATCTTGAATTTCAGATTCAATTTCTTCCGGTGTACCAAATTGTGTAGTATACAAATATTGTCTTGCAATCTCAATTTGATCATGTTCATCTGAAGTATCAAGTTGTCGCATTTCTTCTACATGAGCAAGTGTACGAAAAAGACCCTTAAGATCTTGACCACCATCAGCTACATATTTTGCTGCAATCTGAAGCTCTTCAGGTAAAGCTTGAAAAAATTCTCTAGGAGTATTCTCTCTTACTTTATTTTCTCTTTCCTGGAAGTTAGCTTCAAATAGCTCGCGAAAATCTTTTGCTGTATATTCCTCTAAAGGTTTATCATCATCAAAAGGTGCTAATGTACCTTCTTCAATCATTTTAGCTGCTAGTTCTGCAAGACCTGATTTATCAACCTTTGGTCTTCCTTTGCTACCAGACTCTTCCTCTTGAGCAATACGGTTATCAAGTTCAGCAATTGCTTCTTCAACTTCTTCTGGAGTTGCTTTTACTTCTACAGAAGTTTCTACAGGTTTGTCAAGGAACGTTGTGTCAACAGTTTCTCTTGTAAAAACAGATTTCTTTTCATCAATGGTTTCTTCTTGTGCAGGAAGCATAATATTTTCTGCACCAGGTGTACCAAAAATTTCATCAAGATCTAGATCTACTTGTGATACTGATGTTGAGTCATTAATAATTTCACTCATTGTTGTTGGTTTTGTTTGTTACTTAATTTAATATAAGAATAATTTTAAAAATAAACTTCAAAAATTTAAAAATAGACTAAAGGTTTTTTGCAATATATAGCTAAACCTATTTTTCTATTCTTTGTTATCATATTTATTTTTATTCTCTCGAGCAATTTCTAAGTTTTTATCAGCTATTTCTTTTTGAACTTGAATCTTTTCTCTTTCAATGGTATTCTTTTCAGAAGCTAACATATTTCTATTAGATTCTTTTTGTCTTTCCATTGAAGTTTGTTCTTGATATTGCTCACTTGCTCTAATCTCTTTCATAGCATCAGCATAGTCTGACATTTGATTTTGATTTAAGTCAGCCATAGAACCGTAACTTGAAGCCCGTATTTCAGCAACAAGAATATCTCTTTGTCTATTCTTTTCTGCCTCCATTGCCTCATAATCTCTTTTAAGTTTTTCTTCTTCAGCTTTAGCTTTTAATTGTTGTTCTTGCATTTGCTGTTGAGATTGCATTTCCTGTTGTTTGATTTCATTAGCTTTTTCTTCAGAAGCTTTTAAAACAGTATTAAGTTCTGCAATTGAATCTGATTGGATAACTTTTCCTAAATCATATATTGTAGCCCCGGTAGTGTTATTTTGAAGAGACATTTGTTTTAACTGCTCAAGAATAGCCCTTTGATTTGCTGTTGTAGTACAGAATATATTAAGATCTCTAAGCAGTAGATCTGTACCATTTATCTGAAAGTTTACTTTTTCATCAGCACCTGTAATATATGTCAATCTAACAGAAGGTTTAGTAGAATGATAATATTGTGCTAGATCTGTACGCATCTGATGTACTCTTGGCATCAAGTAATCACAGTGTTGTATAAAGTATACTTCTGTTTGAGCATATGAAGCATTTACTGCTTGTTCTACTCCAGTTGCTGTTTGTTGTGATATTTGCTGACCCATTCTTTGTGGATTAACTCCAATTACTTCATATGCTTGTTGCTTAAAGTAATTAGCTAGGTTAATCCTTGACATTAAACGGTTTGTTTGTTCCAGGTCAAGTTTTTGGAAATGCTGGAAGTTTAATGCATTCTCTGTATTTGTAATAGAAGTATCCAGTGGTAACATCTGGAAATTCTTCATTGCTACATATGCTTTTGCTAAGTTATTCTTACCCCAGTCTTCATTCATAGAGTGTCTAGGAAGAGCATTCTGATCTAGTAAAATTACTGTACCCAGTTCATCTACTAAGATATCTGCTATCTGATTATTAACAATATTATATCCAATCTGGTATGGTTTCATTAAGTCAATTAAAGCTGTAGACTTTGTATTTCTATCTGAGAATACTGAGCCTTCTACCGGAAGTTTACAACCATAAATAGTACTATCTCCTTTAAACTGAAATTTAAGTGGGCCTATTTTATTCTTATCAATACCTAAATATATTGGTGAGAATCCTCCAGGATTATTCATACCCCAGAATGATGGAATATTTGGTCCAATCTTTACACCACCCCAGACTTCATTGATCCAAATCCAGTCAATGTGTTCTCCATATACAAGATTATCTTTTGTTTTATTTTTAAATAACCTTGTATCATAAATTGCTTTATCTGTGATTTTATAATCCTCAGTTATTATCTCATTAGTAACTTCTCCATTATCGGATATCTTAGTTAAATGTCCTACCTTACGTTGTGATTTCCAATAGCAAGTTGTTGCTCTTAACAAATATGCAGTACCTGCTGTATCATAATCCTCACCTTCAGATAAAATTTGTGTTACCACATCTCCCCCCTGTAATATAGATCCTGAGACCATAGAAGTGTATTGTCTATAAGCTAAAGATGGCATGTTAACATTCCACTCATGAGATTTAGTTGCATCATAGTAACTACCATCATTCTGCATTCCACCAATTGTGTATCCTGCAGATCTAATAGGATAAATTGCTTCAAGAGCTTCTAACTGTTCTTCTGTCATCAGATAACCATATTTATCAATAACATCAGCTACAGTATACATATCAGTTTTACCTACCCAGTTAGCTTGGGATATGTATCTTGCATCTGGTGACTTATGATAAAATGTAAGTACTGGATTCCATAATTCAACTTCATAGTCATCTTCTGACATTCTAAAATGCCAAAATTCTCTATCTGTAATGAGCATATCACGGAAACCTCTTTCCTCAAGTTCATCCATTTTAAATCTTTCAACATCAATTTTATGTTGATGTGTTGCCCATTGTTCAACCATTGATTTATAATCTTTCTTGAAAAATTGTTCAATTTCAGGAAGAGACTTTAAGTTTTCAGGATTAAGTTGTTGCTGTGCTTCTTCTGATTGAGGATCAAGTCCTTGCTCTAGTAGAGAAGCAACGATTTTCATTTGAGCATCTGCCATTAGTACTTCTTCTACAGCAGCTCTTTTTTGCTCAAGCATTTCATTATATGAAAACTCATCAACAGCCCGGTAAGTAAGTTTGGTAGATCTTTTAGCAAACTCAGCTACTAAGACATTAATAACATTTGGAATAATTGGGTAAAACTTTAATTCTAGAGCTGTAGCATCTTCTTTAGTTAAAGTTTCTATGATATCGGCATATTCATTATTATCTTCAATGATGTAGTCCGTCCTATCAATAATACCTTTTGCAAGTTTATAATTCTTCATTAATCTTCTTGCATTTCTTCTTAACTGCTTAAGCCCATTCCATTCTAACCAATCTAAGTTCCAAGCTGCCCACTCGTCATCTTTATCAGCTTTTGGTATAAATTGAAGTGGTTGAGTAATACTACCCATTCTATTTTGTTGAGCTTTAGCTCCTTTCTTGAGCTGCATTGCATTATATACCTGCATAGCTTTTATTTAAAGTTTTTAAATGGTGAACGTTTATAACCTTGTCCATTAGCAAGCTTCCCTTTCCCCATGTGCCGGAAAGGGCTTACAGATAATTTAAACAAATTATCTGACTTTTGCAAGTTTTTGGCTGCGTCATCCATTATTGTTTTTTTAATAAATCCTCTATTTGATTCCTGAATTCTCATAAATGCAACAAGTGCACAGAAAGCTACCATGCGGTCAACGTTAAGCCCTTCCACATAAGCAAGCATTTCTTTTATAAGCATAGGATCCTTAATTCTTTCAACACCATATGTTGTTTTAACTATAGTTCCATCTTCTTTAGTTATGGTATCTATTTCTTCTCTGACATATTCAATAGCATAAGATATAAGGTGTGACTTAAATAGTATACCGGTGTTCTTCCAACCATACTCCTGGAATACATTTGCATTGGCCTGGAGATCTTTAAGGAACATTATCTGTGTTCTTGGTACAAGATACTTTTGTTTTCTCCTAGATATCATATACTGTATAAACAATGATATGTTATTTTCTATTACTGTCCACGCATTGTACCACTCTATTATAAGTTCTAGTCTTTCATGTGTTTTCTTTATATCATCAAATCTACCGCACCAAGCTGCTACTATTTGACTTTGTTCTATAAAGTTCTCACTTTCAACACCAGTAACCTTGGTAACTTCAACTGAAGCTTTCATTACATATATAGAACATAGTGATTCTGAGGTAGTTGTCTTACCTTCTGATACGGGGTCAATAGATGCATAGTAAGTACCAAAGCCTGGGTCTTTAATTGGTCTTTCCCATACTACAAGTGTTCCTGTTTTATCTTCTGTTTTCTTTCCTATTGGAAACTCACTTATTGGTAACTTATTAGTTGATCTTACAGCAGGTCTCCCATTTTCATCAGCATATATATCTAAGAACTCATAAGCATAATCCTTATCTTCTATTCTCTTTTGTTGCGCACTAAGAAGATGTGTAGGAAACACAGATACTTTTCTATGAGCAAAAGCTTCTTCTATATTTCTTGGATGCTGAGATACTTCAAGTTGATATGCCTCCGGGGACATCTTTTTCTTGCATTCTGCAAAGTAATCATCTAATGCCTTAAGAGCTTCTTCTACTTGAGAGTTACCGTGCTCATCTATATATGGAGGCATAGACCATTGCTCTGGAATAAAGAGTCCTGAGTAACCTATAGTACCGTCTTTATCTATTAGATTAGTATCAACAGCATATACATCATTTCCTTCTGGATTAAGTATCATATCCTTTAGCGGCTCACATTGATCTAAGTCTCCCACAGATCCTGCAGCTATAAACATACCTGTAGTAATTAATCCGGATTTAAGTGCTGGTTTGATATAACCAAATGTTACATCCATCTTAGGTGCAATACCTGCTTCCTCATGAAAGAAGTATTTAACTGGTCCACCGACACCATTAGTAGGATCTTTCTCAAATGACATACCTTGTATAGTACCTTTAAGACCTACTTCTGCTTTACGGTTTCCTTTTCTAATCTCAATCTTTTGCTGCCACATCATTACCTTGTCTGGTGACATAGGACGGTACCATGCAGTATGTTCATTTAAGAAAGCTGCATATTCATTTAAGAATTTCCATGTACCTTTCTCATTGATGTAGTCTTTTAGTGATGCACCCATCTTAAGTGTAACACCAGCCTCAAACCATTGTTGGTTCAGGAGTTTACCAGCATGATAATAAGAAGAAGCTATCTGACGTTTCTTAAGAATAGCAGCATGCTTATAGTGTAATTCTGCTAGCTGTTCATATAAGGCCATATGATATTGGGCATCACGGATATCAGCAAATCCAAATGCTTGGATTTCTTTGTTGAAGATAGGCAGGAAGTTTAACCACATGTAATACTCTCTTGCAAGGTACCAAGTTTCTTTACCTGACTTTACTAATACACCATTACGGCATTTTGTTTTTTGATCATCCCAGTAAGCTAGAAAGTCTTTAGATTTAAATGGTGCTGTACAGTATACTTTTTCAGACTTAAATATTTGAGCTTGCTCATTAAATATCTTAGTAGAATCTTGATTAAAATTATACTGACCCGGTTCTTTAAAAATAGTAAGTAGAAAAATTCTAAAGTCTTCTCTACTCTTAAAAGATGTACTAGTCCAAGTACCATTATCCCAAGTCGGTATGTTTTCCCAGAATGCTTCCATTACATGTCATATGCTAGACCCTGACCACCTCTTACTTTGCTCTGCTGCTCTTCCTGAAGATCTTTATACACTCCTTTAAAAGATTGTCTAATTCCATCAAAGTCTTTAGCTAGTGCTCTGATTTGTGCTATATTACCGTCCTTACCATCTGTGATCTGTGCAGTAGCAAGATATCTGGATATTCTATCAAGGGCCTTCTGCATACCCTCATACGCGCGTGAGGTAGGAGTTTCATACATTCTTTCACATGCTTTAAGTGCAGTAAAGATATCATCATCTTCTACAGAAAATTCTGCTTCTATCTCTTTAAGAATGATATCTTCTTTGTCCATGTGAGGTACATTAAAGAATGGGTTCATATCTGGATTAGGACAGGTCATATAGAATAGATACTGGTATATCTTTAAATACTGATCCGGATAGTTGTCCATTATATCCTTTAGTGACTTTAGTGTATAACAATGTTCAGTAGGAATTACTACTCCGTTTTGTACATCAAATAGTCTTGCTATCATTTTTTTTAATTTAGAAAGGTAAGTTTTCTTTTTTTGTTTTTTTTGATATACCAAATAAGTTTCTTAGACCATCCCAAAATCCAGATGCAAGATATGCTGTGCGAATAACATGGCTGTCTTTACATACTATATACCCATTATACTGAGTACTGTTTTTTTTAAAATAACAAAATACATTTTTTTTGTATTTAAATATTTTAACAGCTTTAATTTCTTCATAACTAAACCAAGCTGGGTTATTTAAGTGATTGGTTTCAATCTTATAAAATCTCATGGTTATTTTTTTATTAGTTTGTGTCGGTTATCATATAACCAGTTGATAATAGATATAACTTCATCCTTAAGGTATGGTACCTTCATTTGTATAACCTCCTTTACAATAGGATCTCCTTCAATAGAATACTTTGTAATAGGATAGCCGTACTCATCTTTACCCTCTTCTTCAAAGAGTATATGATGTATGTATATATCTCCTGGTTGCAATTTAGGGTTATGCTTTAGTATAATATACATATAAATACTAAGCTGTAGTGAATAATGATTAAAGTTACAATCATCAAGGTTGTTTACAGGGGCTAGCATTTTCTTTGAAATACCTTCCCAGTCTTTAAATGATTCTGTCTTAATCTCTTTATTAGTCTTATAATCTATTATATGTACTCTACCATTAACTACTTCAACTAAGTCAGACTGACCACATATACCGGCAGACTTTAGATACACCATGTGTTCAGGGTATATTCCATCTGTAAGTCTTTGAGACGGAGCCATTTTTATATGATTCTCCTCAATAGGTGTGTATACAGGAATTGGTATACCTTCTTTTTCTATAGAAGATAAAGAACATATATCTGACTCTCTCTGATTATGATAGAATGTACCTAATGTTACAGCTCTGTCTGACTCAGCCTGCCATAGCTCAAGGATTTTTTCTGGAGGAATACCATACCATTTAGATCTCTTAGACTTAGTAACCTTATTTGCAATAGCTTCTGCATCAAAAGGTTCTTTAAGATTAGAAACAAGTGATGTAACACTTATCCAGTTTATATCATCCGCCTCAATGCTTTTGTAGCTATGATCTGCAGCATTAAATGTTATACTCATAATTTATCTAATTCATCTTCTTGTTCTTCAGTCATCAGAGCATTCCATTTACCAACTGGACACTCTGATGATAGTGATCTAGTTTTAAAAGTTAAAGAGCATCCACATTCATTACAACACGGTGCCGTCCCCGGCATTACGCATTTATCTCCTTTACTAGGACACTGGTCACACATTTCTCTTCTTACTCTAGCAACATCTTCTACAAATTCGTCTCTGATAACTGAATTAGTTATTCCCTCAAGAATCTGCTTCCGGTTTTCCCATATCTGCTTTAATGTATTTCCCATACTTTAAGTCTTTAAATTGTTTTTTAGTCTCAAGGAATTTTTTTATTTTTTCTTTTACTTGATATAATTTTTCTAAGCGTTCAAGAACAATTCTTTTATTATGATAATTATGAAAATTATCAGTCATATTTTTGTTCATGCTTTCATATTTCTTTATAGCTTTATTTACTCCAGAATGTTTAACAATAAATCTACCTAAACCTGGTACTGTTATATTTAAGTTATCCATACTAGATAAATGTTTTCTTAAAGACTTATAATAAGAACTTACAATATCATCAACTATAAGTTGAGGAATGTCAAGTTCTTCTGCAGTTTGTCTAATTATTTCCTTCGGTTTTTTGGGTATCATGTCCTAAGAATTTATAATCAAGTAAAATACTTCCTTCTGTTTGTATTTTTAGATTTGGATTAAGCATGATTTGTTTTTTATTAGATGCATCTTTAATAACAAGTTTGTTTTTCTCAGCTTTATTAATAGAGTTCCTAACAGTCTGTGGGGATTTAAATATCCATGACTCTTCAGAAGAGGCATCATAGCAAAAATCAGTCAAGCCTATTGGTTGATTAAAACTGAGTAAAGTAAGACAGTTAAGATCAGATTCACTCATTGTTATACGATTAATATAACAATGAGTTAGTATCTGAAATTTTACTGCATCCCACTTAGTCATCTTTACACGTTTTTGCACTTGATTGACTAAGGCCATGATTATGATTTCTTAAGTTTTCTCCCTTGTGTAGGAATATCCGGAGTTTTATCTACATCAAAGTCAGAATCTAGTTCTGACTCTTCTTCTTGTTGAGCTTGAGCCATCATTGCAAACTGCATTTGAATACTTGTTCTCTTAAACCTTACTTCATCTAGTTTCATCAGCATTTCTTCATACTTGAACTGTGCTTCTAGATAAGGAAGAGACTCTGTATAAAATTGTAGCATTTCTTCTTTTCTAGCTGCTAATTCTTCAGGGGTAAGATTCATTTCTTGTTGTTGGTTTTCCATACTTCTATATTTTAAGTTTACAACAAATATACAATAAAAGTTTAAACTTGATTTATTTAAAAATAAAAAACCCAACTAGTTAGACCAGTTGGGTTAAAGTCATAGTTTAAGTCTTACCTATTTTTAATTGAGAAGTTTAAAAGAGTAAACATATAGAACTCTCTTGATATATCTATTTCTATAGTAAGGAAATCTATTCTACCTATTCTTAGTCTAAGTTGAAACTTATCCCACTGTTTGTTCTTTACTTTCCAGTTGTTTCTTACTATCATAACTTTATTCTTTAATTTCAAAGTGCATCCAGTCATAGTTTTTCTCCCGTCCTAGAGAAACAAACCCATGCTTGTAAAAGATATCTATCATTGCTTTATACTCTGGTCTTGCAAATCTAGCTGTCCTTGATGTTTCCTTTAATGTATTCCTTGCAGGATCTAAATCTACAGCAATACCCCAGGCATGTTTTGACCAAGCAGATCCTCCACGCATTTTGCGGTAGTTAAAACATCCACCATATAAATCTATCCCTAGTTCCTTTATCTTATCAAAACCATAGTGAGCTAGAATATCTTTGAACACAGCCTCAAACTTACTAGCTACATCCTTATGACATCTCATTCTTGATACAGTAGTATCTGTATCCCAAGCAATACGC